TATGCGATTGGATCCTAATACAAGTGAACTTAGTATCGACAATAAAAATTGTGTCAAGTGTATGCATTGCATAAACGTAACATCACCTATGACACACAAGTACAATGACATCGGAGACTTTAGTGGTATACTTGAGCCAGGAGATGACAAAGGCGTTACAATTAGTGTAGGCGGAAAGCGTACACTTAAAATTGGCGACCTGTTTGGCACAGTTGTTATTCCATTCCTAAAAGTAGAAACAGAAGAAGACTACGAGTACTTAGAAGAATTAGCAGGCGAGATGATTGACTTCTTTGCTGAAAATGCTCTTGAGCATGAACGCACAGGAGAAATGATTGAGCGTATTGGCATTGTTAACTTCCTTGAAGGAATAGGCTTAGACGTAGACCCTAACATGATCGAAAGTCCACGCTATATGAGTTATGTGCGTATGGACAAGTGGGATGAAGAAGCAACCAAATGGTTTGAAAACAAGAAAGAAAAAGTAGCATAGGAGTAAGAAAATATGACACACTACCAACTACAAAAGACAACCAACCAGTAGAAACTGATTGGCAACGAATGAAGCGATACGTAGAATGAATACTATTCAAAGACGAGCGTTTGAATGGTGGGACAAACTGCCTATGCGAAATAAGGTTTGGTTTGGACAACTGTATGGGGAGTTACTCACTAACAGACAAATGATATGCCGAGCATATCAAGAACACGTAATAGAAAAGAAAACTCATTTACGTGTAGTAAAATAATGTATGGGCTCATATTCTTCCTGCTTTATGGAGATGTGCCCATAATAAAGTTGATAGGTTCGTATGATACACATCAGGAGTGTTTAGTGAAGCAAATAGAACTACAACCTCATCTTCAGCCAACAGGGGAATATTTAGAATGTTGGCAACTTGCACCGGAGGAATGACGTGTCTAAGTTAAGTGCAATTTTTATTTGTTCAGTTTGTAATAAAAGGTTTTTAAGTTTAATATATCATACTCCGGATAAGAGTAAAATATTTTGTTCACCAGAGTGCAGTCACAAATGGGTATTATTACATCGATCCTGTTAGCATTATTAGTATCAAATACGTATGCCCAGGACAAGATACTATATGAAGATGATACAATCGTTGTTAAATACAGTGGAGCGTATTCAAAACGCACTGGCAATCCCTTACAGTTTAGACAAGCACCCAACTGGGAAGAAGAAGACTTCTTCACCCAGCAAGAAAAGTATTGTGAAATAGGAGAGAAAGATGGCATACAGCGATAAGGTAATGGATCATTATGAGAATCCTCGCAACGTAGGTAGTTTTGATCCCAAGAAAGAAAACGTAGGAACAGGAATGGTAGGAGCACCTGCCTGTGGAGATGTTATGCGTCTACAGATCCAAGTAGACGAAGATGGAGTAATTGAAGATGCAAAATTTAAAACATACGGTTGTGGGTCGGCCATTGCATCAAGTAGTCTACTTACCGAATGGGTTAAGGGTAGAACGCTTGAAGAGGCCAAGCAAATTAAGAATACTGACATCGCTGAAGAATTGGCTTTACCGCCAGTTAAAATTCACTGCTCGGTATTGGCAGAGGATGCTATAAAAGCCGCAATAAAAGATTTGCAGAGCAAGACAGAGTAAATAAAACTATGAAGATTACTATTGCAGGATATGGCTTTGTAGGCAAAGCACACTACGAACTCCTAAAGGATATGTATGACGTAAACATATATGATCCGTGGAAAGGTTACAACGACTTTGGCAATCCAGAGTGTGTTATTATATGTGTTAGCACACCTTCACGTCAAGATGGTAGTTGTGAAATGCAAAATGTATTTGATGTTATTGAGCGTTCCCCTCGTGTACCTATCCTAATTAAAAGCACAATTAGTCTTGAAGGTTGGGATATGCTTGTTGATACATTTCCTAATCGTAAGTTAAGTTTCTCTCCTGAATTTCTAAGAGCCAATACAGCAGTAGAAGATTTACAAAATTCTAAAGAAACTTTTATAGGCGGCGGCGATACTGAATTTTGGAAATGGGTTATACAAAAGCCTATTCAAGAGTTTGATCCAAAAGCATTAATCCTTGCGAAGTATTTTAGAAACAGTTTTCTTGCAACCAAGGTTGCTTTCTTTAATCAGATATTTGATCTATGTCAAGAAACCAAAGTTGATTACGAAGCAGTTAGACAAGCAGTTACAGCGGATAGTCGTATAGGTGAAAGTCACAGTTGGGTGACACAAGAAAGAGGATTCGGCGGACACTGTTTTCCTAAAGACACAAAAGCAATTATAAAAACAGCAGAAAGAGATAATATTGATTTATCTCTTATTAAAGAAGCAGTAAAATATAATTCAACTATAACTTAGAAATGTGCTTAACATACTCAACCATACTATGATCTGAGAAGTTATCAATTGTTCCTTTTTTAATACCCATCCACATACCGCGGAAACGATCTTTAACACGTTGCCAACCAGTAGGATTACGTTTTAGTCCATAAGCGTTTAGATAGTGTTCAGTACCATGATGTCTATAACCCATTAACCATAACGGAACTCGTGTAACTATATCATTGTTGTTTACCCAACGATGATGTGTAACTCCAAGACTCTTTACATATTCAGGCCAACCTACTCTTGGCGAGCCAAATGTGTAAAGTTCCTGTACAGGTTCTACATCTGGATATAAGTGACAGCGACTTGCCATGATAGTTGCCATAGCCGCTCCTAATGAATGACCACAAAACCAAATCTCTTTTTTATCATTGGCTTTGCGTTTAAGGTCTTCCAATACCAACGGCCATAATTCATCTACTTCTTGTTTGAAACCTCTGTGTACTCTGCTAACAGTTTCGGCAATGACAGGTAATGCATTTGCATCTGCTTTGATATCATTGTATTCTGTTGGCTCTGTTCCTCTACAAGCAATCACAAGATCATGCTTGTTCATAAAGCGATATGCTTGGGCACCGTCTATGTTGTAAAATTCTACAGTTGTAAAGCCTAACTTTTTAACTTGTTTAGTCGCATCTTCAGGCTTTAAGTATGCTATTTGTGCTAATTTAGCGAACAATAAACTGCGTTCGTTAAAGGTAAAGTCTTTTATTGACATTGTTGCCCTCCTTCTTTATAATATTTATTTGCAAATCGCCATAAATAGTAATAAGGAAACTGTATTATGAAAAAACGAACCAGATCAATACTCGAAGAATTAAACAATCTTCACCGTGATAGGGATAATGACTCCTTTATTGCTACTACAGGTGCTAATATTATCGAGAGTGCTGTAAACTTACTTAATCGCATAAACGAGACTTACGGAAGCGAAGAAGCACTTGACCTTGAACGTCGGTTTATTAATAGTATCAGAACAGGTGATCCTAAGAAGTTTAGAAGAGGCGTTCAAAAAGTGCAAGAAAGCAAGAAGGGGCAGTAATGATTCTTAAAGAAGGTGGAAACGTTTTTAAAAACGATGACGGGACTCCCGTAACACAACGTATTAATCAAGCAGATGTAGATCCTACCCTACAGTGGGCAGAGAAGATTGTTGGGTTTAACCTAACAGATCATAAGTTAGGATCAACTGGCATCCGTAGCACAAGCGGCGACATGGATATTGCTGTTGATAAAGACAAAATTAGCAAAGATGAGTTAACTGCTAAACTTAATGCTTGGGTTAAACAGAACCACCCAGACGATGATCCAAGACAGTGGGTAGCAAAGTCGGGTATCAACGTACACTTTAAAACTCCTATCAAGGGCGATCCTAAAAATGGATTTGCACAATTAGATTTAATGTTTGGCGAGCCTGAGTTTATGAAGTTTGCTATGAAAGGTTCCGGTGATAACACACCTTACAAAGGTATGCACAGAGCAGTTCTTATTTCGAGCATTGCAAAGTTTCATGGATATAAATTTAATAGTCAAACAGGACTTGTAGATAGAATTACAAATAAAACAGTTTCTAAAAACCCAGACGAGATTGCTCAGTATCTATTAGGAGATAATGCTAAAGGTGCTGACTTAGATAGCGTTGAAACTATTGTTGCTAAAATTAAAAGCGATCCTAATTACAAAGCAATGGTAGACGATGCTATAAAATATTTTGAGAAAGACGGATTAAAACTACCTGAAGCAGTTGCGTTAGAAGGACGTGAATGGTTTAGAAATACATTGGATAAGTTAAATGAAGTTTAAAGATTTTAAAGTAGAAGCACCAACTGCAAAAAAAGCACCCGTCAAGTATGACGACCAAACTACTACTCAGCAGATTACAAACCCAGGTGAAAAAGGACCAGGTATGTTTGCTAAAGCAAAAGCGGCTTTCAAGAAAGGTAGAGAAATAGGAAAAATAGGTGCTGGCAATAAAGCCGGTGGTGACCTTGGTTCTATTATTAGATCTGTAGGCGACACAGCCGGTGAAATAAAAGGTGCTATGCAAAGTGACAAACCTAAACCAGGTACAAAGTTTCAAAAGAAAGATACTCCAACAACTGGTCAAGGAACAGAGAAACGAGGAGTGCTGTCAGGTGAACCTATTAGAACTCCAAGAGAATTAAAAGACGGATCTGCCTTTACTGATGAAAAAGGTGTTACATGGACTTATAATAAAAATGCTTGGTATTCAAATAGTAAAACATATCCTAAACCACTCAATGCAAAACAAGGTATAGATCTTTTCAACAAAGCACAGACAAGAACAAAAGTTGAAAGCAAATTATATGAAGCAGAAGCACGTATCCAACACGCAGAAGACTTAGTTTTCTTTCAAGGTAGTGCAGGGGCTAAACGTGCATTAGCACAGTTAAAGGAGTTGGCAAGTGGCGGACAAGGAAAAGTTACTATTAAATGGGACGGATCTCCCGCAGTCATTTTTGGACGCGATGAAGATGGAAAGTTTATGCTTACCGATAAAGGAGGATTTGGAGCAAAAGGATACGATGGTAAAAACAAAAGTCCTGAAGCAGTAGAAAAAATGTTCCTTGCAAGACCAGGCGCACAGAAAAATCCAGAAGGATTTAAAGCACTGGCGGCTAATATGAAAAAGGCTTACTCTGTAATGGAGAAAGCAACACCAGAGAATTTTAGAGGATACTTCAAAGGAGATATGCTCTATTTTAATACACCAAACTTAGAACAAGATATGTATATGTTCAAGCCACAAATTGTACAGTATATGGTTAAGGCTGACAGTAAGATTGGCAAGAGGATAGGACAAAGTTCAGTTGGTGTAGTAATACACAGAGTGGTTGACGAAAACGGTACAGAATCGCCATTGAAACAGTTTGATATGTTCCAAGGCAACGACCTATTTGTTATTCCACCTGTAACAGTTTCAGACACCCCAAAGGTAGATGAAAGTTCGGTAAAGAAGTTGGAGGCTCTTATTAATAAAAATGCAAGTTCTATTGACAGTTTCCTTGACAAAAGCAAATTGCAACAAATGAAAGTCTCTAACTTCGCCGACATCCTTTATGCTTATACAAACAGTAAAGTTGATACAGGATTAGATAACTTAGGACGTGATTTCCTTAAATGGTTGTCTAACTCTAAAGAGAGTAGAAACAAACAAGAAAAGATTACACAATACGTTAAAGAAAACATTAATACATTCAGTGCTATTTGGGACGTAGTAAATGGCATAATGAAAGTTAAAGATAATATTATTGGACAACTTGATTCACAGGATAGTGATGTAGTTGCAACCATTAATGGACAACCTGGGGGAGAAGGATATGTGCTGTCTGATCCTACAGGAGATATGAAACTTGTTAATCGCAGAGGATTTACTGCGGCTAACAGAGCACAAATGAGATAGGAGCAAACTATGAAACTTAAAGAAATGTTAGACGATGTTAAGATGCACGAAATCGATGATGACTTTCGTGACTTAGGCATTGGCGGACCAGACTCAGCAGATGACGACAACGCTGGTCTTGATCCAGATTTTAAACAAACACCAATGATTATGCAAGTAGGTAAAGTACTTGATAGTCGTGGTAATCCAAACCCAATTAAATCAGTTACAACTGATGATGGTAAAGAACATCCTATTACACCGCAACAAGCAAGTGTACTTAAAATGTTACTAACCACAGATAAAGTTAAGCCTGCTGTAAAGCGTCAGTTTACAAAAGATGTGCAGAATGCAGAAACTCTTGAAATGTTATTAAAAGCAAAAGATCAAAACGATATGATCAAAGCATTTTTAACAAAGTACAATCCAGAGAGTACAGAGAAGAGTAATTACGCATAATGGAATTTTTGGCGGAACTACATGAAGCGAGAATGACTCGCGATAGCAACAATCAAAAGGTTCTTACCTACACAGATTGTTGTGAGCGATTATATTTGACTTTGCTTTCCTTAGAACTGCTTAGACGATATCCACAGTTTGCTCCGTTCGCACATGGGTATGCCAGAAAGACCACTGACAGAGATAGTTACAAACATTTTAGAATGTATGCAACTGACCTGTATAACTTTGCACACTTTGTCACAGGCGATGACGAAACACTTAAAAAATTAAAAGATCCAAAAGCGGCTATAACTGTTCGTAGAAGAACAACATTACCTGTTATGGCATTCAATAGATACTTGATGGCATTAGCATCAGGTCGTGCTTCGTCAATGACTGACCAAGCAACATTTGTAAGTATTGAAAATGCACTTCATATTTCTAACACAGACTATAAAGATGTTAGACGTAATATTTTCAACTTAGAAAGATTAGCAACAGCAGACAAGAAAAAAATTGTAACACGTTTACTGTTTGCTGTTAGAGCAAAACTTCGTTCAAGTGATATAATTCAATATGTAGAAGAACTTGCTTCAGTAAGAGATCTTGAAACTGCTAAGATTAGCGATCCAGAACCAACAGTAAGTGTTCCTGATATCAGTGTACAAGGTAGAGACCTTGCACTGTATAGATATCTTGTAGGCACAGACAATCTTATGCTTACAAAGAAATTCATTGAACTTGCTAAACAAGGCAAACCAGTTGCACCACAGTTTGTACAGGCATACTTGCCAGCAATTAAGATGATAGATAATATAGTAAAAGGCGGTCCTGCCTTTGTTAGTATGCTCAGAACACTCGAAAAACGTGCAAAAACACAGCATAAGAAGTAATATTTCCAAAATCGACTAAATAAATGTAACAGTAGAGCGTAGAGTAACGCTTTATTGCCATTAGAGAGAGAACACATTCTCAGAGAAAAACATATAGGAGAAATAAAATGGCAGGTATCACAAAAGTAAACGGTTTCGCTGATATTACAGTTGGTGGAATTAAATCTCATGCACAAATGAAAGCATTCTTAATTACAGTTAAGGATGACTCAAACACTGCAATCGATTTAAGAGCAGACGACGGTACAGTCGGCGGTAACTTAAACAAATTAATCAATGACTTAAACCCATTGATGTACACAGCAACTGACAGTGCGGCTGGCACAGTATCAGTGATCATGGATGGTCACGCTAATACTGCGGCATCTCTACAAGAAAGAGTTAGAAAAGTATTCGAAGCGACAGCAGGCGCGAATGACTCTACAGTAGCAGACGGTGCGACAATCACAGTTGCATAATCATAATAAAGTGTAACTTAAAAGGGCGTCACTTTGTAGGCGCCCTTTTTTTATGACCGATAAGTATTACTATGAAGATTATAGTCAAAACATTATTGGACATTACTGAAACCAAAAAACACAAACATAATTGTACTGAAAAGTTGTTGGTAAATCAACAGAGCAACTTTATGAGTTTCTTTAACTGTTTGAGTATGCGTTTTAACCCTTACTATGATGTAGGTCCTACAATGACTGAACAGGTAGTAGATGAGTTAGGTTTTGGGTCAGCATACAAAGGAACACACAAAGTATGGACTTTTGAGTTTAACTTAGAAACAGTAGTTGCAGGTATTGATGAAGCAACACTTATTAATGACTTTGATCTTATACCTATGATTCCTGGACTTACAGAATCAATTACGATAAATAATAATGTGTTCAAAACAAAAGATAACGAAGAGCGTAATATCTTGTTTATATTACCTGATAATGAGCACGAACAATAGAATAAATATCATTATAGAATAGGCAACTTTACATCACAATTAGGCATCCATAAATCATAATTAGGCCAACTAACGAGTTTACTAATTTGCCCTGGAGCAGGGTACAATGGAGAGATTAAAGATGGCAAAAGCCACAAGTTTAGAAAAAGAAAATTTAGAAGCACACGTTGATCTTTGTGCCCAAAGGTACGAAGTGTTAGAAAGCCGCCTCTCTAAAATTGAACAAAAAGTAGAACACATCCACTCAGATATCCAACACGGAAACAAATCAATGATCAAAGTAGTTATAGGTGCCGCAGGTACTATTGTTGCAGGACTACTATCCACTATCATTGTTATTCTTATCAACTTCAATTAAACATTTTAAACACTAAATACAAGTACTATGTTAGTACAAGAGATAACCTTACCTCTGGAAGAGAAACAAATTTGGGCAAGATCTGGTAAAAAGGTCGTGCGTAAGTATCGTTGCACTTCAGGACAACGTAAGGGACGTATTGTATCTCGCATAGGTCAATGCTTTGCCGCACCTAATATTAAAGCAAAGATAAGATTGAAAAAAACAAGAGCAAGATTAGGTGCAAGAATGGCACGTAAGGCTCGTAGAACAAAAAGAGTAAATCCTGCAAGTATAAGGGTTCAACAGTTGAACAAAGCGGCACAGGGTAAAAGAGTAAAGATTAGTAGAAGACGATGAGAGTATCAGAATTATTAACAGAAGGTGCTTTACAAATTATGGGCCGCAAAGGCAACAAACTTGTTCGCAAGTATCGTTGTACATCAGGCTCACGTAAAGGAAGAATTGTAGCATCACCTGATACTTGTAATAAACCGAAAAGAATTAAAAGTAGTATTAACATTAAAAAGGCAAAAGCAAGAAGAAGCAGTGCAATAAAAGTTGCATCTGCAAGAACAAAAAGAGCAAGAGGAACTACACAACGTCTAACAAGAATTAACAAATCAGGTAGACGTAACTTGCGTAATATTAAACCAAGAACACGTAGTAGAAAGAGGAAACGTTAATGAAATACAATGAGTTTCAATTAAAAGAAGAAGACTTGAGATTAAAATTAAAAGAACGTTATCCGCATCTAACTGAAGAACAGTTAGACGAAATACTACCTGCACTTGGAGTAGTGGCAGGACGAATCGGAGCAGGTGCGGCCAAGATGGGTGCAAAGGCTGTCGGTGCCGGAGTTAAAGCCGCTGGTAGAGTAGGCGCACAAATGGGCAAGGCAGTTGCCAAAGGTGCGGCCAACATGGCCAAAGGAGCCGCCAACATGGCTAAAGGTGCGGCAACTAATATGGCAAATAAAGCAATGGCCAAAGTTGCTGACAAAGCCGTTGGCAAAATGGCACAACAAGTATTAAAGCCTGGAGCAACTCTTCCAATGCCAGATCAACAAGGCAAAGAACAAGAGTTTGAGATTGATACAGTTAAGGGACAAGAAATTACATTGAAAAATCCCAAACCAAAACCGGGCGAGCCAATCAAAACAGTTCATAACAAAAAAGATTTAGAACCTATATTAAAGCAAATAGCGACAGGTATGTAAATGAAAATAAATGAACTACTAACCAAATTCACTATAGCACTAAGTAACGAAGAATCTAAAGTGTTAGAGAGCATGAAGGACAAAATTGCTCCTTTATATTCTTACCCACCAAGAGAACAATTCGTTATTGAAGGCCTTATACGTAAGGCACTTGTAAGTAAAGTAGTGAAGAATGGAACTGTTTTGGTGATGGCTAATGAAGAATACAAACCCTGAACTTATTAAAATCCTTGAAGATATAGTTGATGCAGAACTTAATGCTGTTCCGCTCCCTGTGGTTAAAGGAAATAGTATTCGTATAAAAAATGCTGTTGTAAGAAAGAACAAACACGGGTATCATGTTTTTGATTTAGCAGAAAAGGCTCATATAGGATATTCTCACAGTAAGTCTACTGCGTTAGCAATGGCTCATTGTGTAGCAACTAACCAAACAGAATCACTAAATAACATTAAATATTTGGATAATAAACTGAGCAAACACTACAATGATGCTGTTTTTTATAAGTATACTATAGAGCATACCAAGGACGATATTAAAAAAGATGCGGCTTTGATGCGTTTTGAGATAGCAATTGAAGAATGTTGGGCCATTAAAGACCAAATTGAAAACTACATATTTGATAAATAAATATAGTTAAAGGAACAGTATAATGAAAGTTAGTCAATTTACAAAACCAATTACAGCGAAACGCTTAAATGAGAGTCTCGAGCAACGTTTCGGAGAAACTATCAATGTTGATGCATTTTCCACAGAGCAACTTCAAGATGCTCGTAACAAATTGCGTACTAAATTAAGCGATATTGAAACTAACGAATCCTTTGATGCTGTAAACAATGATGAGTATCAGAAAACAAATATGTTCCTTAAAGTAATTAATCAGGCAATTGAAGAAAGAGCAAACATTGTTGAAGGCGATGTAGATACCGACGAAGCAATTACAGAAGGTGCTGAAGAAGCGGCAACACTTGTAATGGCGGCTAAAGATATGGTAGATAGAATTACAGGCTGGATGGAAGACACAGCAGAAATGCAAACAGAATCAATGCTCGAAATTGGCGATAAAATTCGAGACGAAATGGGCAGTGAACAATCAGAACAATTTATTGGCACAGTTAAGCCAGCACTTGAAACACTTTTCACAACATTAGAACAAACACGTGACGCACTAACAGGTGGCGTAGCCATCTTAACAGGCGAAGGTGCTCCAGAGACTATGGGCGATGAAGTACCAGCAGAAGAGCCAGAAATGGAACCAACAGTTGATGCAGATGCAGAAGCAGAGGCTCCAGCAGAAGGCGAAGATGAATTTGGCGCGGCGGCTCCTGCGGCTGGTGGCGAAGAGGAAGCCGGTAGAGAAAAACGTGAGTCAATCGAAAGAAGCAGAAGGCTTGGGTCAATCCTAAGTGATTCAAAAAAAAAGTAATTGAATCAGCATCACCCAATCTGCTGAAAATCTTAAATTTTCTTGTAAAAAACAAAAAGGCAACAGTGTCTTGGGACGAACTCAACAAGTACATGGATAACATGGGTGCTGAAGAATATAACCAAGACACATTTAAAGCCGCATACGATCAAGATCCACAAATCAAATCACTTGTATCAAGTTTTGATCCCGAAGGAGTAACACTTAAAGGTGGTGAAGAACCTCAGGCTCCTGCTCAAGACAACACAGTAGACAACATGGCTAAGTCAGCAACAGCCAATGCTATGTCACAATAAAATAAACACTTGACTTTTTTACGTAAGTACTGTATAGTGTACGTTATGAATGAAGGTCGAAATGATTCAAAACTATAAAGAAATTGGTGAGCAATGGATTTTGCACTCACACTATCCTCAATACAAAGAGTTCGAAGTACTATTCGATAAGATAATTGCGGACGATGAAAGCCAAGGCACCACAACAGTTGATGGTGAGCAAATTTATATTCCAAAAGACAATCATGAATATCAAAGAATCCAAGATAGATTTTTTGAATGGCTTGAAAAACAATTTGAGTTTAAAAACATTTATGATTTTAAATGCATTGAGTCTTGGATAATCTATTATCAAAAAGGTGGATACCAAGGACTTCATGTGCATCAAGGGGATATGAATAAGAATACTTTTAGTGCAGTAATACATTTAGATACTGTTCCTATTTTACATAACACAAGAAATAAGTTTAACGGAATGCTTTGGACACTCATGCCAGAACCAAGTGGCTTTCAACATCCTGATCATTTTGCAAGTGTCGAAGGCGGAGTTATCTGTCTCGACGGTAGAGTATGGCACGGAGTATACCCTACAGACAGTATTAGACGCACAGTAGTCTACGATATAGAATATAAAAGGAAATAATTTTGTCATTAATAACTAAACGATACCTGTATGAAGAAATCAAACGACAGCAAGTAGACGGCAAAAGACTGTATGCTTGTCCAGACGGCAATGCTGTTGCAAGTGTAACAACTATCTTAGATAAAACAAAAGATAAAACACATCTTATTGCATGGAAAAAACGTGTAGGCGAGCAGAAAGCACAAGAAATTGTAACTGAAGCCGCTGGTGTTGGAACACGTATGCACAAGTACCTTGAAGACTATATTGACACAGGTGAATGGCCTACTCCAGGAAGTAACCCATATTCGCAACAAGCACACAAAATGGCCGAGCAAGTTAGAGATAATGCTATGGTAGATGTAGACGAAATATGGGGCAGTGAAATCAACCTGTATCACCCTCAAATTTACGCAGGAACGACTGATCTTGTAGGAACATACAAAGGCCAGCCGGCTATCATGGACTTTAAACAAACTAATAAACCTAAGAAAAAAGAATGGGTTGAAGATTACTATCTACAACTTGTAGCCTATGCTCTTGCACACAACGAAGTGTATGGTACTGATATTAAAGAAGGCCATGTGTTTATGTGTAGTAGAGACCTGCAATATCAACAGTTTGACCTTACACCAGACGAATTTAAACATTGGGAATCTAAATGGTGGGATAGAGTGTATCAGTATTACGACAAATTCGCATAAATAGTTGTAATAAGGAGTAAACAGTGGCAGTCGTACAAATATCACGTATACAAATTCGTAGAGGACGTAAGAATACAGGATCAGGTATTCCGCAATTAGCAGGCGGAGAACTTGGTTGGGCAGTTGATGCACAAGAACTATTCATTGGTAATGGTGCAGTTTCAGAAGGTTCGCCTGCTGTTGGTAATACTAAAATTCTTACAGAAAATGATAACTTATTCACACTTGCAGATCAGTATACATACAAATCAAATACTACTATTCAAACAGGTGCTACAGTAAGTGGTCCAATCAAACGTACACTCCAAGATAGATTAGACGACATAGTTTCTATACGTGCTTTCGGTGGTACTGGTGACGGATCTGATCACACTGCTATTTTACAAAGAGCAATAGATCAACTATACATTAATACTGCTACTAAAGGTACATCAGCAAGTAGAGTTGTTTTACATATTGAAGCAGGTACATACTCTATTAATGATACAATTTATCTACCTCCTTTCACAAACATTGTGGGAGCAGGACAAGGTAAAACTATTATTAATCAAACAGTTGACAAGCCTATCTTTAAAACTGTAAACGATACAAGTACTCCGGGTTCATATGATAATGATGCAGGTACAACATCATTGAACCAAGCAAGAAACATTTCTTTAGAAGGCTTAACGCTTTCTCATTATACAAACGGATTTGTTGGTTTAAATCTTACAAACTGTAAAGACAGTTTGTTTAGAAACTTAGAACTATTATCAACTTGGACTTCAGGTAATACTGTTAACGCAGGAAACATTGCTATTCAACTATCTAACCTAAGTACAGTAGTAGGTTGTTTTAACAACAAGTTTGAAAATGTTAAAATTCAAGGTTGGGGTTATGGAATCAAATCAGACTTTGACATTTACGAAAACAGATGGTCACAATGTTTATTTGATACTTTAGGTTATGCTGTTCACTTTGGAGAGAACACTGTAATAGGTAACGTCGGCCAAAGTACAGGACCTGAAAGAAATACTTTTAATCATTGTAATTTTAATAACATTGATAAAAATGCAATTATTTTCCAAACAGGACACTACAACGAAAGTTCAAACAACAAATTTTATGCTGTTGGAAACAATGGCGGTACAAGTTCAGCGGCGGCTTATACAATTATTAAATCAGATGTTGATCAAAACCTAAGTGTTAATGATTGGTTTAGCAGAACAAATGACTTACAGAATGACGTTGCGTTTAATAACGTTGCCTACATTTCAGAGATTGAAGGCCCATTAGTAAGTGAATATGTTTACACAAATCAATTAAACACAGGACAACAAAATACATTTACAACTATTTTTAACTTACCAGGCGACTTCACAAGAACATATCAAATCGAATATGTTTACAAAAGTAATCAAGTTGATGCAATGCGAAAAGGTGTTTTAGAAGTTATTGTTAATAAAACAACAGATACAGTAACATACTCAGACACTTATGATTATAACGGCGAACTAAGTTTTTCGGAAGTATTAGAACTTAAGGCACAACTGTTTGATTTGAACACAGATACTGTTAATGATACTGTAGGAATCAGAATGAAAAATACTGTTACAAGTGAAGACGCAACCTTTTCATATAAAGTCAAAATTATAAATTAGTTCTAATGTTTTCAGAAGTATTTGAAGATAGATTACGATCCTGGCGTCAATTCAGAGAACGCCTTAATGTTGCTGACAATCCTTTTGACGAAGTAATAATGTATTACAGTAAAGCACCTCGTATCCATAATAAAGGAATAGATATGTGGAACCAACAAACTTGGTTGGACCCATGGCAATTAATTAAAGAAAACGGTTACACAGACACTTGCATTATTTGCGGAATCTGTTATACTTTGCAATTAACTGAAAGGTTTTCTAAGAGTGATTTCGAGATACATATTAGTACAGATAACGAAACAAGCGAAACCTTTTTACTTTTGGCTGTTGATGACACTGTTATACAACCGCAGGAAGGTCGTTATATGAATAGGAATGCTGTACCAAACAACTGGATTTCACAAAAGATTTACCAGATGCCAGCAATCCACTAAATATTTTTTGTAATTTAAAGGAAGTCAAGAATGTCAAACGGAACAGGTATTAATATTGTAAAAAGAGATGGCACAAGTGAGCCATTAGACGTCAACAAAATCCATAAAGTAGTAGAATTTGCTTGTGAAAACTTAACAGGTGTGAGTGCATCACAAGTTGAAATGTCATCACACATTCAGTTTTATGATGGTATGACATCAAGAGAGATTCAAGATATTATGATCAAATCTGCAAACGATTTGATTACACTTGAAAATCCAAACTACCAATATGTTGCGGCAAGACTTTTACTTTATGCAACATACAAAGATGTCTACGGAGAGTTTAAAGGAAAGAGTTTAATAGAAATGATTAAACTTAACATTGAACGAGGCGTTTATGATGCAGATATTCTTAACAACTATTCCGAAGATGAGATTGACCAACTTGACAAATATATTAAACGTAACCGCGATGAAAATTTTACATACGCAGGACTAAGACAAATTGTAGACAAGTACCTATGCCAAGACAGAAGTACAGGTCAACTGTTTGAAACTCCACAACATATGTATATGATGATTGCGGCAACACTATTCGCAAACTATCCTAAAGAAGATAGACTGTATTATGTAAGGAGATACTATGACGCGACCTCGCTTTTTAAACTCAATATCCCTACACCCGTTATGGCTGGTGTACGAACTCCTATTCGTCAGTTTGCTTCTTGTGTTCTTGTTGATAGCGATGATACTCTCAATTCCATTTTTAGCAGTGACATGGCTATTGGACGTTATACTGCCCAGAGAGCAGGTATCGGAATTAACTCTGGTAGAATCAGAGCGATTAACTCAAAAATCAGAGGCGGAGAAGTAGCACACACAGGTATCATTCCGTTCCTAAAGAAATTTGAAAGTACTGTTAGATGTTGTACACAAAATGGTGTACGTGGAGGTAGTGCTACAGTTCATTTCCCACTTTGGCACTATGAAATTCAAGACGTCCTTGTGTTAAAAAATAACAAAGGAACAGAAGACAATCGTGTACGCAAATTAGATTATTCAATTCAACTTAACAAATTAATGTATGAGAGATTATTATCCGACGGCGATATAACTCTTTTCTCGCCACATGAAGTGGAAGACCTTTATGAAGCGTTTTATGCAGATCAAGACAAGTTTGAAAAATTATATAAGCAGTATGAAAAAGATGTAACAAAAAGAAAACGTTCTGTAAAAGCAATGGACCTTTTCTCATCATTACTAAAAGAACGTGCTGAAACAGGACGTATCTACTTAATGAATGTAGACCATGCAAACACACACAGTTCGTTTAAAGACACAGTTTACATGAGCAATCTTTGCCAAGAAATCACATTGCCTACAAAACCATTACAGCACATTGATGACGAAGAAGGCGAGATTGCTTTATGTATTCTTTCTGCTGTTAACGTAGGACTTTTAAAAGAACTAACAGATCTTGAAGAACTATGTGATTTGGCAGTAAGAGCATTAGACGAAATTATTGATTATCAAAAGTATCCAGTATTGGCCGCAGAGAAATCTACAAAGGCTCGACGTTCATTAGGTATTGGCTATATCGGATTAGCACATTACTTGGCACGTCAAGGTGTTAAATACAACGATAAGAAAGCACTTACTAAAGTGCATGAACTCACAGAAGCATTTCAATATTACTTGTTAACTGCTTCTAATAATCTTGCAGAAGAAAAAGGAAAATGTGAATACTTCGAAAGAACAAAGTATGCAGATGGTATTTTACCAATCGACACATACAAAAAAGATTTAGACGAAGTATGTAATATTAAATTAAAGTATGATTGGGAGAGTCTTAGACAGTCTATTCGAGAACACGGCTTACGGCACTCAACACTGTCCGCACAGATGCCATCGGAGAGCAGTTCCATTGTGTCGAACGCGACAAACGGAATTGAACCACCACGTGGATTCTTGTCCGTTAAGAAGTCGAAGAAAGGGCCTCTTAAGCAGATTGTTCCGCAGTATCAAACGCTAAAGAATAACTATACGCTACTTTGGGATATGCCCGGCAACGAAGGTTATATTAATATTGTTGCTGTTATGCAAAAATTCTTTGATCAAGCCATTAGCGGTAACTGGTCATATAATCCTTTACAGTATGAAGATAATGAAGTTCCAATGAGTGTTATGTTTAAAGACTTGTTGAACACATACAAGTATGGTTGGAAAACTTCTTACTATCAAAACACCTACGATTTTAAAGGTGCTGATGACGTAGAAGAACCAAAAGAAGAGATAAGTACTCCACTTATCCAAGAACAAGCAACTGGGAAAAACGAAGAAGAAGTTTGTGATAGTTGTGCAATTTAGTTCTTGACAAGGGCGTAAACATAGTATATTATAGTATAAAAGTTAGAGGAACAGGAACAACTATCAATGGCGAAAACAGTTTTTAACAAGAATAAAGTGGACTTCACTAAACAGTTTATGTTTTTTGGAGAAGATCAAAATACTCAAAGATATGATACATTTAGATATCCAGAGTATGATAAACTTAACCAAACTATGCTTGGTTATTTTTGGAGACCAGAAGAAGTATCGCTACAAAAAGACAGAAGCGATTATGCAGAATTTCGACCTGAACAAAAACACATCTTTACCTCTAATCTAAAATATCAAACACTATTAGATAGTGTACAAGGCCGCGGACCTTGTTTGGCTTTCTTACCTTACTGTTCTAACCCAGAATTAGAAAGTTGTATTGTTGCATGGGATTTCTTTGAAACTATTCACTCACGTTCTTATACACATATTGTAAAAAATGTTTATGCTAATCCAAGTGAAGTATTTGATACTATCCTTGATGATGATAGAATTATTGAACGTGCAATTAGTGTAACAAAAGAATATGATAACTTTTATGACATTGCTAACAATTACTTTAATAAAGGTAAAGGCAACATATATGAAGTAAAGAAAGCATTGTATAAAGCAATGATGACAGTAAACATTCTTGAAGGTTTACGTTTCTATGTATCATTCGCTTGTACATTTGCATTTGGAGAATTAAAACTAATGGAAGGATCTGCAAAGATCATTTCATTGATTGCACGTGATGAAGCAACACACCTAAACTTATCTACACACATTCTTAAACACTGGGCAAAAGGTGATGACGATCCAGACTTTGTTAAGATTGCAAAAGAGTGTGAAGAAGAAGTTTATGAAATGTGGCGTAACTGTGTTGAGGAAGAAAAGCGTTGGGCCGATTATCTATTTAAAGACGGATCGATTATTGGACTAAATGAAAACTTACTTCATGCATATGTAGAATTCATTGCCAACAAGAGATTGAAGGCACTTGGACTTAAGACGATTTATGATCGTCCACTTAATACTAACCCACTACCTTGGACACAGCATTGGTTAAGTTCAGCAGGCTTGCAGGTTGCACCGCAAGAGACTGAAGTCGAGTCTTACATTATTGGCGGTGTCAAACAAGATGTAGAAAAAGATACATTTAAAGGATTTAAACTATGAGAACAGTAGTATATTCAAAACCAATGTGTTCATTTTGTGATAAAGCAAAACACATATTAAATAATTTGGATGTCAAATATGAATCAATTCAAGTTGGTACAGACATTTCTGTACAACAATTAACAGAAGAATTTGAAGCAAACGGACTACCAGCGCCAAGATCTGTACCGCAAATCATACTTAACGGTAAGTACATTGGAGGATATAATGAACTTGTTAAGTACATTGAAGATACAGGATTTAACGGAACAGGACATACAATATAAATGTTAGTCGAAACACCTTATAAAAAAGGAGACACCGTCTCAATTAAACTTACTTCAGGTGAGGAAATTGTAACTCGTGTTGAAGAAGAAAAAGACGACAGTTGGATAGTTCACAAACCATTAACATTAATGCAAGGACCAAATGGTATAGTATTAGGACAATGGTTAATGACCGGTGATCCGTTACAAAATCTTTCTATCCCAAAAAGAAGTGTTGTAGTTATTACACACACTTTAAAAGACCATGCAAAAAAGTATATTGAAGCAACGACAGGAATCAAAACACTATGAGTAACAAATTAATTTTAGTTGATGTTGACGGCGTTCTCTTAGACTGGAAAAATGGATTTTTACAGTTTATGGCAATTGAAGGTATTGTTGAAAAAGACACGACCAAATACAATGTATGGGAATGGATGGAAACACTTGACAAAAAACCAATCGATGAGGAGAAGGGAAGATTCATGATAGAATATTTTAATCGTTCTGCATGGATGTGCTTCTTAGATCCTTTCAGAGATTCGGTGCAGGTAGTAAAAGATCTTAAACAAAAAGGCTATGAGTTTAAGGCTATTACATCTATGCATAAGGATAAGCCAGCACAAGCACTCCGCAAAATGAATCTTGCAGATGTCTTTGGAGAAGGCACTATATCCGATATAACCTTTTTACCAACAGGTGCAGATAAACGTGAAGCACTTGCAAAGTATGAAGGTTCAGGGGCCTGGTGGGTAGAGGATAAAGTTGAAAACGCTAAAGTCGGAAAAGACTTAGGTTTGAAACCAATTATTATTGAACATGATTATAACAAAAATGATTATGTTCATGACATCCCAACTGCTAAATTCTGGAGCACTGTTTATAAACACATTACAGGAGAACGATATGTCTACAATTCATGAGCAAATTATTGCTGAATATGAAAGTTACTTGAAAGAAGCAGAAGCATTTGATACAAAGAATGTGAAAGCGGCCGCGGCAAGAGCAAGAAAAGCCTTAGGTAATATTGGCAAACTTGCAAAACAAAGAAGAGCGGAAATCCAAGAGAAGAAAAACTCTCTATAATCTCAAGAAGTAAGGATAACAGCACAGTTTAATTCTGTGCTGTTCTCTTGCTAAATAACCCAAAAACTAATAAATAGTTGTATAGAGGGTAAACATCACAATATGCATAATGGAAAATTAAAATGGTATAATCCTGTAAAAGGGTTTGGATTTATTACTCCTGACTCAGAGGGTTCTGCCGACATCTTTGTACATATATCGGAACTTAAAAAAGCAGGGATTCAAGAAGATCATATTATGGAAGGTATGGAACTAACATATGACGAACTTGATTTTCGAGGCAAAAAAGTAGCCGGAAACATTCACAAGAAATAAATCAATCAATAAGTATCAATATGAAGTGTGAACAAGGTGACCTTGCTCATATAGTCTTTTCTATTCGTCCTGAAAACATAGGTAGGATAGTTAAGGTTAAAGAGTATATTGGTAAATTTAATGCTGGAGAACAATTTCAGTTTAGAGGAATGCCTTGCCAGTGTGCAGTTACTGATCATTTTTGGTGGATAGAAGCAGATGATATTAATACACTGCTTGGCCCAAGTCCACAAGCCTACATTGCTGATAGTTGGCTCGAACCAATTAGGCAACCAAAATCCAAAGAAAAAACTAAAAAAGAAGTTGACATCACCGTATAAAGGTGTTATAAATAAAGGGTAACGTTGAAGCGTGGCGACGACGAGCAGGACCCGGGTGCGATTCCCGGCACCTCCACCAATCACTTAAAACACACTCTAAGAGTGTGCTTTGAGGGGGTGATGTAGGATCGACTGGCGAAATAGGCATTGTGGAGTTACCGGTAGGCGATGACCGTAAATCAAGCAAAACAACAAACGCAAACGAAAACTTTGCACTTGCGGCTTAGTGTAAACTAAACTGACGGGGTTGGCAACTTACCTGGCAACAGAAAAGTTGCTCTTAGTTGCAATATCATTAGAGAAGGACAATCAAATGCAGTTTTATGCCGGAATGGTGTAGTGGTAACACGACGGTCTCCAAAACCGCAGACTGAGGTTCAATTCCTTGTTCCGGTGCCACTTTTAAAACTGCACTCTAAGAGTGCAATATAACTAATAAAGAAGACACGATGACCGTGTCTTTTTTATTCGAATAAAATAAGGAAAAATATAATAATGAAAAAACTAACATTTATGTTGGCTTTGTTTTTTGGTTTTGCGACAGTATCACTTGCTGGCGAATCAGGAGCCGACAAAAGTCTTGAAAGTAGAGTAGAGGCTTTAGAAAATAATATTCCTAATTTACCAAATGGACTTTTTATTAATGGTGAAGTAGAAGGTTATTACAACGATAAAACTTACGATTCAGGATGGGATTCGAGAGGCGAATTACAAGTAGGTATTTCAACTGAGATTCCTGAAACTCTATCAGTTGATTGGGTAGGTGCATCAATGACTTATGATACACACTATTCATTAGATACATCATTAAACAATACTGTACAAGAAAAACAACTTGGATTTGGTAATGACTATGCAAGATGGTACATTGGTGAAACTGATGCACAGAGAATGGGTTTTGCAAAAACTCCTAAGATTTCTGTTCCACTAATTTATACAGAAACAAACTACAGAATTGATCACAGAGAAAAAACTGTGTTAGCATTTGGTGGTTGGCAGTTTGATAACGAATTTGATTTTGACTCTCATAGACTAAAGAAAGAAACACCATGGGGTGTATCATTAGGTTATGATAATGACGGCAATGTATTTTATGGTACAGCAACAGTTGATATTGGATTTGCAGAAGTGTCATATATGCGTATCACAGGACCTGAAGAAACAACTAAAGGTGACCAAGAAGGTTATTCTGTAGGAGGATCATTACACAGATTTGGCGTTCCAATGCTTTGGGGTGTTGAACTATGGGATGATAAGAACACAGGAACTTATACAAAAGATGATCGTTTAGACTATGGTGTAATGTATAATGTAACTAAATCAACATACGTTACAGCACATAGAACCGAAAACGATGATTTAGGATATGACGGAAATTATTATGGTATTGTTCACAATATCGTAACAAATTATGATCCATCTAAACGACCTGACAAACAGGATGGTTTAGAAATTGGTTTGTACTTACATGATAAAGAACAAACTAATGTATATACTGGTGCTCAAACAGATCACGGACAGCAGATCTTAGGTAGCATTAGATATAAATTTTAGTCTTGACTTTTAATGCAACTTGTAGTATTATACAAGTATGAGCATTAAAAATAAGATTAAATTAAGAATGGATAAACTCGAGCATATGATGGACTCAAATCATCACTTAACAAAAGCAGATGAAGTTTCCGATCATATCTCGAGTATTTCCAAATTTTGGAGTGTACTGTCTGAAGAAGATAAAGATTATATTGAAGGTGCTCGGTACGCTTTAGAAGAAAAGAGAGTATGGAATGAGAATTCATAATCTTAACAGTCCTTTCCCACATACTATAATTTACGACTATTATAGTCCTCGAGAAGCAAGTCTCATATTACAAGAACTACAATCCCTTCGTACTCATATGAAAGATAAAACTGAAACAGGGGATCCAAGAAGTAATAATATGGTCGGACTAAGTCTTGACTGGCATTATCAATCAGATAGAACACAAAGTCATATATTAAATTTTAATAGACAAATTTTTAATATTACAGATAAACTTAAAGAAAATAAGTTTATGACTTATTTAGATATGGTGAACGAAGATTTAACTCAAGTAAACTACTATCCAGATGGTAGCGAATACTTACATCATGCCGATCATGCTGTCATTAGTGCAGTAACAACATTTTGGGAATCACCAAAAACATTTTCCGGTGGTAAGTTATACTTCACAGAATATGACTATTCACCATATATGGAAAACAACACGATTGTCCTTTTTCCAAGTTTTGAGCAACACGAGGTTCAAAAAGTCCAAGGACATGGCAGATACAGCGTTAACCAATTTTATTTTATCAACCGATAAAGGTTGACATTTACCCCTAAAGATAGTAAAGTTATAATTAACAACTTAACAGATAGGTGATATTATGACAATGCATTTGGTAAGAGGTATGACAACTATCAATACCAAAAAGCGTAAACGTAAAGTTACACAAGCCAAATTGGCTCGTTGGACAGAAGACTTGCGTTTGCATAATAAACAAATGAAACGTCTTGGTATGAAAGATCATATTATGACTATTGATCAATACATAGATTACGTTCACGGACAGTACAAACCTAAACGTAAAACTGAAACAGTTATGTCAACACCATGGCATTATAGTGGTCCACCAGTAGTTAGAGAAACACCACACATTCCAAGTCTTACATCAACTGCAAGTTTTTCTCCAGCGACTAAGAAAGAACCTATGCAGTACACAGGTGAACGTAGACTTGTAGGTATTGCTACAATGCACAAAAGTAATATGGTTCCTATCTTTGCAGATGACGACGATATAACAGGCAAGAAACAGGCAACAGAAATAGCAACAATGCGAAGGAACTAAATGCTAAGATTAATTAAGAAAGGTTGGTTGTATATTCCTAAAACAACAAGACTTTATTTAAAAGTATTTTTATTGGTAACAACAGTATCAGCAATTACTTTTGGAACAGGAACGTTTCATCCTAATAAATGGACTGTGGGTACAATAACAAAAGCCGCCGAAGATAAAATGGTTAAAGATTGGGATTCATTTGGATTCCTACAACCAAGTATTGAATACACAAACGATCTTGAATTTATACAAGCAGTTGGCAGATGTATAGACTACTTAAATTTACATAGACCACATTCGGACAGAGTTCACAAGTACATTATCATATCAATGGCTGTATTGGAAACAGGTTACGGTAAAAGTAGATTTGCTCACGAAGCAAATAACTTATTTGGTATTAGAACCTGGGATCCAAAAGTTCCACAACTTAAACCTTTAGAAAATCCTGATGCAGAATTTGGTGTAAAAAAATATAAAACCAAATGTGATAGTGTCCAAGATATGGTAGACATTATTAATAGACATTCTGCTTATGAAGACTTTAGGGTTGAAAGAGCAGAGCAACTTGAATCTGGTGTAATTGATTTAAACAAACAAATTGATTTATTAAACAAATGGAGTACTAATCCAGACTATACAGAATTGGTTAAGAGAAAGAACAAAATAATCAAATCAATTTTAGAAGAGAAATTGGCAAAATAGTTCTTGACTTATGATCAATTTTTGTATATACTGTTTTTGTAATGAATAGGCTAAGGAGGCTAAACACTATGAAAGGCGTACTAAAACTTGTAACTGTAGGTTCATTGTTGGCACTATTAGGTGCTTGTAGTTCAATGACTACTGTTGCTGAAAGAGAAACTTATGCACAACCTAAATGGTATGCTAAGTGTAAAGATGCTGGAACCGAAGGTTGGTTCTGGTGGACAAAAGACTATGCATATGCTTGTGGTGCCGGCGAGAGTATTTACGCACAGGCGGCTGAAGAGCAGATGTATGCAATCGCAATGAATAACTTTGCGAAACGTATTAACAGTAAAGTCAACAGTGAAACTAAAATTACATTTAATAATGATGTAAAAGACACATATACTAAAATATCATATGTAGTTGATAATACTGTAATCAGAGAGCATCTAAACAAAGAAAGTGGTCACTTTACAATGGGTGGCAAACACTATACATTCGTTAGGTTAAAAATGCCTAAAGAAGTATTTGATGCATTGATCAACGAGGCTAAGACACAGAATCAGGAGCAGTAACATGAGGTCTCTTGTGTTACTTGCTCTAAGTGTTGTGTTTTTAGGTGCTTGTAGTTCTACGGTTCCGAAGGCACAATTAGCAGATCAATCTCAGTATTGTTACACAGATCAAAAAATCGTAAACAAAGATAACGAACAGGTTAGTAGTGAAACTGTATTAACTTGTTCCGATAGGCTTGATCTGAATAACAGTATGATTGTTAAGAGCGGTATTGCAGATACTTGTAGAGAGTATTGGTATAATGTACATATTAATGGTCAACTACGATATAAGAAAGGTTATATCTGTAGGAAACTTGATATAAATGGAGAGCACGGTGGTTGGGAGATTGTTAATCCTAAGTTTATGCATTAGTCTTTTAGGAGGCTGTGCATCAAATAAGGAAACATATATAAGCAGTAGTGTAGGCAGTAGTGCTAACAACTCTTATCAACCTACCAACAGTTATGTAAATCTTGTTGCAAATTTCTTTAGTTGGAAAATGCACAAACTTCCAAACGAAGATCAGTTAAAACAAGAACAAGCAGTTTTCTTTGCATTAAATAACAGTACAGAGGGTGATGTTGTCGAATGGTTTGGCAACGATAACAATAGTCATGGTAAAGTTATGATAGCAATGACATATCCGCAAGGTGGTGGGTATTGTAGAGTAGTTTTATCGCAAATTAATTACAAAGATAAAACAAGAGACTTTAAAGAAACCGCCTGTCGTAATGGTCCAGATAATAGGTGGCGGTTTGTTAGATAAAGTAGTATTTTTTATTAGAAACAAACCAAGGTAAATATTATGTTAGGAAATAGTATGTTTTTTGGATTAATTACATTTTTGACTGCTATCACTATTTCGGGTGTAGCAATTTATTATAGTGTTGCTGGTTTAGCGGCTATATTCGCCGCGGCTGTTATACCTATTATTGTAATGGGTGTATCATTAGAGATTGGTAAACTTGTTACCGCAGTATGGTTGCATAGGAACTGGAACAAAGCAGTATGGTGGATGCGTACATATCTA